TATAAAAGCGAAAGAAGGCTGACATGCATCGCATTTTTGAATTACTAAACATTTATATCCTATCAACAACAAACCTAAAATATTTTGACCATATTTCACACATGGAATCAAAAAAGATTCGTCGAGAAATCGATAGTAAACAGACACCGCACTTGGTTTAAATAGAGGGAGCGAAAGCTCCCTTTTTATTTTAACAGGAGAATGTAATGATTACATTAGAATTACTACAATCTATTTTTCCACGCACAAAAGTAAGTGTGCTAGAAAATTGTGTAGATGCTTTAGCTACTACTTGTGAAAAGTATGAGATCAATACACCCGAAAGAGTAGCTATGTTTTTAGCTCAAATCGGTCACGAATCTGCTGGTCTTAGTGTCATGAAAGAAAACCTAAACTATCGTGCAGATAGATTAGCTGTTGTATTTCCAAAATACTTTCGTAATGTTAATCCAGCAAATTATGCTCATAACCAAGAAGCAATAGCTAATCGTGTATATGCTAATCGTATGGGTAATGGTGATGAAGCTTCCGGTGATGGTTATCGTTATCGTGGGCGTGGATTCATTCAACTAACCGGTTATAATAACTACTCATCATTTGCAAATGATATGGGTATGAATATTGATGAAGCGGTTGATTACTTAGAAACAGTAGAAGGTGCCGCTATGTCTGCTGGATGGTTCTGGGACAAAAATCATCTTAATAACTGGGCTGACAATTCTGATGTACTTACAGTTACCAAGAAGATTAACGGTGGTACTCATGGTCTACAAGAACGTGAACATCTATTTCACCAGGGAATGAACTTACTGGGTTGACAAAAGTACTTTCCTATATTATAGTATGAATGATTTGAGTCAGGAGAGTATAAATGTCTTCATTTTACACGAATGTTTTTGTTCGTGGTGATAAAGTATACGTCCGCGGTTATCGTGATGATAAGCGATTCGCGGACGTAATTGACTATAAGCCTTATATGTTTATTCCTGCTCGTCGTGAGTCTAGGACTGAGTTTAGGACTCTCAATGGCAAACCTGTAGAAAAACTATATTTTGACTCTATCAGAGATGCTAAAGACTTTGTGCAACGCTATGAGGGCGTTGATAACATGGAGATCTTTGGCCTCAATAACTTTGCTTACTTGTATATCTACGATAACTACCGCGGTGAGATCAAGTATGATCCCAATCGTGTAAACGTTATCTCTTTTGATATTGAGACAGATTCTAGCGGTGGGTTTCCGGACATTGAAAAAGCTGATAAAGAGATTACAGCTATAACAGTGTCACGCCGTGGCGAAAAAGTAGTGTTAGGCTTAAAGCCATATACACCAAAAGAGAGTAACATTACTTATATTCATTGCAAAGATGAGTATGACTTGCTAGAAAAGTTTCTACGTATTTGGCAATCTGGTAGGTATCTTCCAGACGTGATTACCGGTTGGAATATTGAGTTTTTTGATCTTCCATACATTGTGAATCGAATCACAAATGTACTTGGTCGTGAACAAGCTAAAAAGCTTTCGCCATGGGGTATGCTTGATGAGAGGACTATAGAGCTACGCGGTCGAGAGAATAAAGTATATGTTCCTGCCGGCATTACAGTCCTAGATTACTTACATTTGTATAAGAAGTTTTCATTTAGTAATGAAGAGAGCTATAAGCTTGACCACATTGCAGAAGTTGTCTTGGGTGAAAAGAAAGTAGATTATCACTCTCAGGGATATACATCTCTAGATGACTTATATCAGAGAAACCCAGAACTTTTTTATGATTACAATATTCAAGACGTAGCACTGATTGATAGATTTGAAGAAAAGCTAGGTTTCATTGCTCTAGTCATGGCTTTCGCCTATGATGCTAAAGTAAACTATATTGATACAATGACTACTGTAAAGCCTTGGGACATTATCATCCATAACTACTTGCTTGATCGTTGTATTGTCATTTCACAGTTTAAGAAGGGTACATTCAATGGTGGTCTAGCTGGTGGTCATGTTAAGGACCCAAAGATCGGTATGAACCACTGGGTGGTGTCATTTGACCTCAACAGTCTTTACCCACACCTAATCATGCAGTATAACATCTCACCCGAGACTAAAGTGGGTCGTGAACAATACTGGCCAATGCTAGACTCGATTGTCGATGGGTATGCTGTGATTCCCAATGATGGATGCTCATACGCAGCGAATGGAGTCAAGTTTAGCAAAGATAAGCAGGGGTTTCTACCGGCCCTTATGGAAAAAATGTATGATGATCGAAATATATTTAAGAAAAAAATGATTGAGGCTAAGAAGAAGCTTCAAGAAACTGATAAAGCATCATCAGAGTATAGGTCACTCACTAACGAAGTCGCTAGGTATCATAATTTACAGTTAGCAAAAAAGATTCAGTTGAACAGTGCTTATGGTGCTCTTGCAAATGAATACTTTAGATGGTTCGACTTTGACATGGCTGAAGCTATTACGATATCTGGTCAATTGTCTATTCGTTGGATCGAGCGTGAGATGAATTCATACTTAAATCGAATATTAAAGACGAAAGACGTCGACAGGATCATTGCTAGTGACACGGACTCATTATATGTGGACATGTCTGATGTAGTCAAGCTACTTGATACAAAAGACATCAATAAGATAGTCAATGCGCTAGACCAGTTTTGTGAGAATAAGATACAACGTGTCATTAACGAGTCATACAACAATCTATCGTTGTACATGAACGCTTATGCACAAAAGATGTTTATGAAGCGTGAAACCATTGCTGAGAAAGGTATCTGGCGTGGTAAAAAGATGTACATCCTCAATGCTTGGAATATCGAGGGTGTGCAGTACAAAGAACCACAACTAAAGATACAGGGTATCGAAGCAGTAAGGTCATCTACACCCAAAGCATGTAGATCTAACATCAAAAAAGCATTGTCAATCATTATGAATAGCAATGAAGAGACTCTGCAGCAATTCATTGCTGATTTTCACAATGAATTTATTCAACTTCCATTTGAAGAAGTAGCTTTTCCACGCGGTGTAAAAGGTATGGATAAGTATCGTGATCGTCATAGTGTTTATATCAAGGGTACACCTATCCACGTGAAAGGCGCATTACTTTATAATGATATGATAAAGAAACTTAGTCTAGAATCTAAATATGAAATGATTGGTGACGGTGACAAAATTAAGTTTGCTTATTTAAAAGTACCAAATCCACTCAGAGACACGGTCATCTCAGTATCTGATAGACTTCCAGCAGAGTTAAACATTGATAAGTACATTGACAGAGAAATGCAATTTGAAAAATCTTTTCTCGATCCTATTAAGTCTATACTTGAAGTCATTGGATGGGAAGTAGAGAAACGTTCAACATTGGAGAGCTTTTTTGGCTAAGTATGATCAAGGCGGTGGATGTCCGTGCGGATTGCAAAAAGAATGTGATCCTAATTGTGAACATTATTACATATGGGATAATAGAGTTATGAAACAAGAAGATGATTTTGGATTCTCATTTGCAGACTCAAGTGAGCTTTCAGCAGAAGTAGATACTGCTACAGAGAAGCTGGAAAAGCTTAGATCCATGATTTTACCATTTCTGAATAATCTAAAAAAGAATCCGGAAAAAGATATGATTAAGTGGAATGGCGTCGATCGAGTAAAGAAGATTGATGAATTCATAAAGAAAATTAATGATTTAGTTGACAATTGATACATATTAGTATACTATACAATATACAATACGAGGATTATACATGAGCTTAAAAGAACGACTAATTAAAAATAGTACCATTGATCATACAGCCATTTTAACAGAATCTAAAGTGTATGGTCGTAAGGACATGATCCCTACAGTTATCCCCATGATTAATGTAGCACTGTCAGGTAAGATTGATGGTGGACTAACACCGGGACTGACTGTACTAGCCGCACCATCAAAACACTTCAAGACAGCATTCTCTCTACTAATGGCTGCAGCTTACTTAAAGATGCACCCAGACGGTGTCATTTTGTTCTATGACTCTGAGTTTGGTACACCAGAGTCTTACTTCAGCTCTTTTGGTGTACCTCTAGAATCGGTCATTCATACACCTATCACTGACATTGAACAACTTAAGTTTGATATCATGCAACAGCTGCAAGAGATCAAGCGTGGTGACAAAGTCATGATCATCATTGACTCAGTCGGAAATCTAGCTTCAAAGAAAGAAGTAGAAGACGCACTGAAACAAAACTCAGCTGCAGACATGAGTCGAGCTAAACAGCTCAAGTCACTGTTCCGTATGGTCACACCACACTTGACTATCAAAGACATCCCCATGGTAGTGGTAAACCATGTGTATCAAACACAAGAAATGTATAGTAAAACTATAGTCAGTGGTGGACAAGGGTTAACATACTCCGCAGACAATATCTGGGTGATTGGTAGGCAACAAGATAAAGATGACAAAGAACTTAAAGGTTATCACTTTATCATCAATGTCGAGAAGTCACGATACGTAAAAGAAAAGTCTAAAATCCCAATCACAGTCAATTATGACTCCGGTATCAACAAATGGTCTGGTCTATTAGATTTAGCTATCGAGTCTGGTCACGTTATTAAGCCAAAAGTAGGTTGGTATGCAGTAGTCGATAAAGAGACTGGTGAAATCGGCAAGAATATGAGAGCCGCAGACATCGTAGATAATCGTGACGTCTGGAGTCACTTACTAGAGAACACTGACTTTGCTGAGTGGATAAAGAATAAGTATACACTAGCAAATGGTGAACTCATACATGAGGAAGAAGATGAATGATGCTAATTGGCTAAACACATATTACAGTAAAGATGGAAGAAAGCACGCGGTCATAAATGCCACGTCTTCTTCTATCTATGTTGAGTTATATCATGATGAAGTCATAGTAGGTGGTATTGAAGTATCAAAAAATAGCATTTACTATGCTCAGTCAATAGCTGAAAATTTTTGTAATGGTATCATTCAAGTAAAGCCATGGGGGTCTAATGAAGTTCTCGAACGTAATCTTCGCCAACCTGATTCAGAATGAAGAATACGGTAGGAAGGTAGTACCATACATCAAAGAAGAATACTTTGAATCTTTACCAGAAAAAACAGTATACAAGTTAATCAACACTTACGTAACTAAGTATAATAAGTTTCCTACACACCAAGCACTTAATATCGACCTCGAGAACTCCTCGCTAGAACAGAGGGTGTATGACGAGTGTGAGACCATCATCGCAGAGTCTCAGCAGGTCGGTGACGTGGACCAGGAATGGTTGTTAGACAAGACTGAAAAGTTTTGTCAAGAACGTGCAGTCTATAATGCTATCATGGATAGTATTCAGATTCTTGATAACAAAGATAAGCTACGCACTAAGGGATCAATTCCTCAAATCTTGTCTGAAGCTCTAGCAGTCAGCTTTGATACAAACATTGGGCATGATTGGTATGATGATGCTGATGATCGTTATGAATACTATCACCGAGTAGAAGATCGTGTACCTTTTCGTCTTGAGTACTTGAATAGGATTACAAAGGGTGGTTTGCCAAAGAAGACACTCAATGTTATTCTTGCTGGTACACACGTCGGTAAAAGTCTATTCATGTGTTCTACTGCTGCCAGCAATTTATTAGATGGAAAGAATGTTCTGTACATTACAATGGAAATGGCAGAAGAGGAGATTGCTCGACGTATTGATGCTAATATTCTAGACATTCCAATCGGCGAACTTGACGTCATTGATAAAGACACTTTTGATAAGCGAGTTACGCGTGTAAAGAGTAAAACTGCCGGCAAAATCATCATTAAAGAATACCCGACTTCATCAGCTGGTTCTGCTAACTTTCGTCACTTACTCCAAGAACTAAAGTTAAAGAAAAACTTTATTCCAGATATCATTTATATCGATTACTTAAATATTTGTGCTTCATCGCGGTTAAAGATGAACTCAAACATCAACAGCTATACGTATATCAAGGCTGTTGCTGAAGAGTTACGTGGTCTAGCCGTTGAGTTTAACGTGCCTATCGTCTCAGCTACTCAAACTACTCGGTCTGGTTATAGTAATAGTGATGTCGACGTAACTGATACTTCAGAATCATTTGCTCTTCCGGCAACTGCTGACTTTATGCTTGCTCTAGTAACTTCTGAAGAACTAGAGTCATTGGGTCAGATCATGGCTAAACAACTGAAAAATCGTTACACCGATCTGGGTAAGTGCCGTCGATTTGTTTTAGGAATCGACAGAGTAAAGATGAAGCTGTATGACGTCGAGGAAGATGCTCAAGACTTAGTCGATGATCGACCGGTCATGGATAAGTCGGAGTTTGGTCAACGAGACAATGTTAAGAAGAAAAAGTTTGGTCTGAACGATTTTGAAGGATTTAAGTGATGGGTAACTACTTTATCAAGAGTGACAATGGCAAGTTTCACGTGATTGAACGTGACACTGAACAAAGTATTAAGTCATACAACAATTACTGTAAAGCAAAGAAACAATGTGACTGGCTAAACTCGGGTGCTGGCTTCGATGGTTGGACACCAGCATTTATTATTAAAACTTAGTAATATGATTATTACTAAGTATAAATAGAACAATGCAGCATTATACGTCAAAGAACGTAACGTGGCAAGAAGTAATAAGAAAAAGGAATAGCTGAGGCTTTACGTTGGTGGTTCCGCTCAGCAATGCTGCCGACTCATGAAAGAGTCAGATCGAAAGGTCTGACTCTTTTTTGTTATAAATAGAATAAAACTTGGGAGCATTTCATGTTAAGGTTTTCAGAATTTTTGGCTGAAGGTATGAGAAAGGTGCTTCATGCATTTGATATGGATGAAACACTGCTAGCGCATGATTCTAAGCATTTGAAAATACATGTAAAAGATTCAAGCGGAAAGAATGTAAAGAGTCTCACAAATCAAGAATTCAATAAACATAAGTTGAAGCCAGGCGAACAATATGATTTTAAAGATTTCAAATCAGCAAAAGTATTGGGTAAATCTGCTCATCCAATTCATTCAATGATTAATAAGCTAAACAATTTAAAAAAGCGTGGATTTAAAACAGAAATTGTTACTGCTAGATCAGATCTTGATGATAAGCAAAAAGTAAGAAAACATCTGAATAAATTTGGAATTGACATCAAGACTACTCACTTGAGAAGAGCAGGTAACGTTGAGGGTTCATCTACTGGTGATAGAAAGAGACGAGTCATATCTGACTTAATCAATAAGCATAAGTACAATGAAGTACATTTATATGATGATGATATTGGTAATCACAGACATTTTGCTAAATTAAAACAAGATCATCCGGGAGTTCGTCTGGTGTCGCATATTGTTAAACACAATGAAAAAACTAATAAGACTAAC